CGAGCGCCACGCAACCGGCGTCACCCATAGCCAGACCGATATTTGCAGTCGGCCACTTAGACCACCAGCCGCGAATCGTCATTTCGTCGCTGCTGGCCTCGGTCGCCCCGTGTGCGGTCAGCGGATGCTTACCAGGCGAGCGACAATCAGAGTCACCGCAAGTGCAAACGCCCTGCCGGATGCTGTTTAACGGCAGCACGCGAAAACCGCGCAGCGCGTATTTCAGTGCAGCATCCAGTAAGACCTTCGGATGCAGCTCGACTACAGAATCATTCTCAACCATGGTGCACCCCCTATAATTCCTGCGTCCGATAATAGACCTTGCCAGCAATCTGCCCGCTGCCACTGGTTGATTTGCGCTTGTAAGTCTTGCGGCAGTCCTTGCACACAAAACTCTGCCCAGCCGCCCGTTCAATTGTTTGAAAGCCCTTACCGCCGCAAAAAGAACAGGTCATGTCCGGTGGCCTGATTACCCTTTTTACGTTCATCTCGCCACCCTCGTCCGATACTCGCACCAGTCGCGAACGGTCCACATGGACACGTCATAAAACGCAGCAATCACGCTATACGCCCTGCCAAACCGCTGCCGCTGGTGTCGGGCTTCCTGCACTACTGAAAATGGTATTTTTGCTTTGTGGTGCATTAGAATTTCTCCGCTCATCTAATGGCTTTGGATATTTTTTCCAGTTTTCCGTTGGCTTCAAGTTCTACCAGAGTATTCATCGCTTTTGCTGTGCGCTCCAACAAATCAACGTATCGTTGCAAATTATCAAAATTAGCAGCTTTTTCTATTCGGTTGAGAGCTTGCCCTAATTTTTCACTTGAATCGCGCACGTTGCCAGCGGCGCGTTTTGTTTGATCGGAAAAATTAATCTGAGTTTTTAAGAATTTTTCTAAAACTTGATTGAATCCATCAGTGACTTTTTCCACAGCCACAATTGCATTATTAGCATCTGTTGTCATTGTTTTTGACATCCTATAAAAGTAATCATTGTTATTTATAAATCCAACAATCGTTTTATTACAATCTTCCCTTGAATAAAGAGGGCCGTGTTTATCGATTTTTACTGGCTTTAAATTAAAATCAAAATAATCACCGTAAGCACTCATTTCCCCTCCTTCCGGCGCCACCGCCCAGGATAGAGTGCCGGATCTACCCGCAGGCGCCCGTTCGTCAGGATCTGTAATTTGTAGGCGGCGCCCTCTGGCACCGCATCGCCCCATTTAGCCACCGCCTGGGTGCTAATCCCTAGTCGTTCGGCCAGTGCTCGGCGCCCGTCAAAGTATGTCACCGCATCGCTTGTTCGCATCGAATTTGAACCCCTATAAAATAGTTGCAGAAAGTTGTTGACAACCTGTTTCTGCCCGATTATATTGTGAGCCATGCAGTAACGCAACAGAAGAAAACAACCGACCGACCAACCGAAAGGAAACATCATGTCCTTACAAGAAGCCACTGAAATTTCAAAAGCAGCAAAAGCCAAAGGCTACGGCACGCGCATCATGGGCGGCAAAATGCAATTTGTAGTTGTGTCTTACGCCAGAAACGGCAAAGCCACGCTGATTGCCAAATCCGAATACGTTAGCCTTGATGACACACTGGAAGTGCTCAACAGCTTACCCGTAGCAAACTAACAACCAACCAACCGAAAGGAAACAAAATGAAAACATTACATGACTCTCACGTTGTTGCTCTGGCTCAACACGAAGAAGAAATGGATAACATTGCATGGATTGAGTCGTGCGAAGCAATGAACGAAGCAGAAGGCCGTTGGGTCGATAACGGTTGCTCAAACATAGAAAATTACGATTACGAATAGTTTTATACCGCGCCCCCTCGGGGGCGCACCCAACCGACCAACCGAAAGGAATCACCATGTCAATAGAACCCTGCCTCTGCGGTGCCACAGACTGCCCCAAGTGCTACCGCAACGCCACTTCTCGCGAAGTGTCAGACGATGACCGCGCAGACGCTTGCGATGCCATTACAGAAGAAGTGCTCAACACCGGCAAGTTTCCGCAGCTCGGCCGCACAGAAGTTGATCTTTACGATTTCGTGAGCGAAGAATTAGATCATAGCTTTGCCTTTGAGCTGGTGGTTGCTGCCCTCGGCACAAACAAACCCGCCCTTGAAGCTCGCATTGAGCGCCTCTACGACAAAGTGCAGGCCATGCTTAAGAAACATCTGGAAGATTCGGATTGCGTTGATGAGATGGCGCAAGACATTTGTGACGATCGGAGTGAAAGATGAAACAGATTATTCTTGATTGTGTTTTGGGATTGGTAACATTTGCAGCAGTTTGGATTTTTGTTGTTTTACTGTTTTCATTAAATTAACGGAGGAATCATGGCTATAAATTTACAGGCAATATCACGCAACACCACGCTGCAACCGCCCCGCATCATGGTGTATGGGCCGCATGGGCTGGGCAAGACGACCTTCGGCGCCAGCGCACCGGCACCGATATTCATCCTAACTGAGGACGGCCTGGGCCGGTTAGAAGCGGATCACTTCCCGCTAGCGACCAAGTTCTCAGATGTTCAGGATGCGCTGAAAGCATTACAGGGTGAGCACGACTTTCAGACCGTCGTCATCGACAGCCTGGACTGGCTCGACAATCTGATTTGGGAACAGATCAACACGCAATACGAAGCAAAAGACCTTGCATACGGCAAAGGTGCGGTGATCGCTGCGGATCTCTGGCGCAAGATCCTTGATAGCCTGACCGCTTTGCGTAGCAAAGGCATGGCGTCTATCCTGCTGGCGCACTGCGAGATCAAGCGGTTTGACTCGCCAGAAGTCGAGCCTTATGAAAGATACCAGCCCAAGCTGCAAGCCCGCAGCAGCGCCCTGGTGCAGGAATGGTGCGATGTAGTGGGCTTTGCAAACTACAAAACCATCGTGAAATCTAGCGATGTAGGCTTCAATAACAAAGTAAGCCGCGGGATCTCGACCGGCGAGCGCCTGCTCTACACCAGCGAGAAACCGGCCTACCTTGCCAAAAACCGCTACAGCCTACCCGATTCACTGCCGTTGGACTGGTCAGCACTGGCAGACGCAATGACGACCACAACCGAAACAACCAAACAATCAAAAGGAAAATAATCATGGCCTCACTTAATTTCAACGCCGCAAACATCGAGCCGCAACAGTCTTTCGACGCCTTGCCCGCCGGTCGCTACGAAGTCATCATTGTGGATTCAGAGATGAAGGAAACCAAAGCCGGAACCGGAGCCTACTTGATGCTGACAATGGAGGTGATCGGCGACACCAAGCACAGCGGCCGGAAACTCTGGACTAGACTTAACCTGGTCAACCCCAACGCCACCGCGGTTCAGATTGCCGAGCGCGAGCTGTCGGCGATTTGCCACTGTGTCGGCATCATGGAACCCGGCGACAGTGAAGAATTGCACAATATCCCATTGACCGTGGACGTGGTGCAGGAGCTGAACCCGCAGTCAGGCCAGATGACCAACCGCATCAAGGGGTATTCGACGGCCACCGGCGCACCGGCGCCGAAAGCTAAACCGGCAGCACCCGCAGGCTTTGCCACTGGCAAGGTTGCACCCGCAGCTCCTTGGGCAAAGAAGTAATCACAAGCTGGGGCGGCAACGCCCCGGCGTTACGGAGGATGTATGAAAACTTATTCAATTGATATCGTGAAATTACCCGCTGATATAAAACCCAAACGATTAGCTGAAGCAATAATCGATGATGAAACTGGTGAAGCAGCATTTATTGTTGGAGAGAACAACATGGATTTTGCTTTACGTTTAGTTGAGTTTGCGAATCATATGGAAAGATTGAAAAATAAATAATTTCGGAGGAATCATGGCAGAGATACCAGAACCGCAGAACAGCACCAGATCCGCAATATTCCGGCACTACGAAACCAGCGCAGACCGGCAGGGGCGCCCGCATCTCGGTGCATCTGAGATCGGCCACGAATGCGACAGGTATCTGTGGCTTAGTTTCAGATGGGCAAAGCCAGCAGACTTTGACGGCCGGATGCTGCGCCTGTTTGACACCGGGAACCACCAGGAACCGCGCCTGATCGCCGACTTGAGAAACATCGGCGTTGAGGTGTGGGATAAGGATCAGGACGGCAACCAATGGCGCTACAAGGCTGTTGGCGGCCATTTTGCAGGCAGCTTGGACGGTGTTGGCCTGGGCTTGCCAGAAGCGCCCAAGACGCCGCATTTGCTCGAATTCAAGACCGCAAACGCCAAGAGCTTTGCCGCGATGGTGAAAAATGGGGTAAAGAAGTCCAAGCCGCAGCACTGGCAACAGATGCAAGTATACATGGGCTGGGCTGGCCTAACTCGCGCCATGTATATCATGGTCGATAAGAATACCGACGACATTCACGCCGAGCGCATCGAATTCGACAAGGATGCGTTCAACCAGGCGCTCCAACGCGCCGAGCGCATCATCACGGCGCCCGAACCGGCCGTGACGCTGGCCGACGATGCCACGAATTTCACCTGCAAGTTTTGCCGCTTTAAATCGCAATGTTACGAAACGGAAGCACCCGCCGTGAGCTGCCGAACCTGCGCTCATTCGACGCCTGAGACTGACGGAGACGGCCGCTGGTCGTGTGCACAGGCTAAACCCGACATGGATGTATCAGCCCAGCGTGCTGGATGCGGAGAGCACCGCCACATACCGACGCTGCTCGGCCGGTTTGCCGAGCTGATGGACGCGACCAGTAATAACCTGCTAACTTACAAAAACAAGCTGACCGGCGCCGAGTTTGCCCAGCCTGTTTATACCAGTAAGGATATAACAAATCTGGTCGACAAGTCACTGCTTGGAGACTTTGCCCTGACTGCCATCAAAACCGAGTTTGACTGCGACATTACGCCAGCCGAGCCGGTTGACCATTTCAAGGATCTGGTCGACGATCTGCCGTGGGAAAAAGCCGACAAACCGACAAAAGCCAAAAAGGTGACGAAATGAGAATTCAAACAGCCGTCATGAAAACAAATTCACCAGAGGAGCAGGACGGCGATAACTGCCCTTT